ATACCTGAGATAAGTATTCGTGAGATTTATATTCCAGACGTTCCAGAAATATATACTCCTCATTACATAACTATTACCAAACCACCTGAGATTGATGCCCCTGGTTGTACTTATCAGCATCGAGATATAAAGAATACGGGTAATAGAAATTTGTTATTAGAAGATCCTAATGGAGTGTTTACTACTTGTGATTTTCCCTTTCCTAGCTTTGTACCACTTGATTATTCCCCAGAAAACTTAGTAATTGTAGAAGAAGCTCCTATTAATAATCCTACTCCTGATCTTCCTAAGACTGAACAGGCTGAGATCCCAAAATTACCAGAAGATAAACCACCAACTTTAGAACCCTGTCCTGGTAAATCAAATCAGAGGGTTGGAGACTTTCGTAACGAAAAAAGAATTGAACGTGTCATTGGACATAAAAGAGGAGATGATGGGGTAGAGTGCATCAC